GCACCAACGAGAATGTTTTTAGCATTACCTGGTTTTTGAACTGCCATGAGTTTTATTCCTCCTATTTCATGAAATAAATATATATATTTGTGGCTGGCTAGGCCCTTTCCTCTATAGCCAATTATAGGCTATAGATAGGTCTAAAGCAAACTAAGCAAACCTGCCGTTATTATCTGTAATTCTTGAATACTGTATTTCTAAGACTATATCTGTAGCTAAAAATCCTTGTATTTCTTCTGCTGGTTTAGTAGGGGATATATCGGCTATAAATATACTGTGGAACTTGAACTTATCCGATAGCCCGCTCCATTTATTTACATCCTGCCCAGACTGATCCATACGCCTAAACTCATCTGTCATAAAGTTTCTAATTTCTACGGTATCTATTATTTCGGGGGAATAGATAGTAAATAGAATTTGCTCGCAGCATATAAGCCAATTATCTTTATATGTCATTCCAATCTTGTCATAGACCAAGTGTTTTTTTCCACTTAAAAACTGATTCATTTCTGGAAGTTGTTGAACTGGAATTATAGGTATTAAGGCTTCACCTAGATTATCTGCATAATAGTTATTTGGATCAAATATATTGGCTGCCGTCAATTTTGTCCACAAGTACTTTCTAAGTTCAAACATTGCATCTAGTTTATAATTAGGCATTTGATACCCCCGCAAAAGCTGCTATCAGTGCTGCGTCAGCCTCGCTTGCTATACTATTTGGTGAAAATTTATATTTAACAGTTTTAATCTGAACTGGAACAGCCAAGGCTTTTGACATTGATGAATTGAACAACCTCTGAAATCCAGATTTTTTTATAGAAAGATTTACTAACTGGCCAGTAAAAAAATGTTTATATGTAGATAAAAATGAATTTTTTGTAGCAACTCCTCCTGGTTTATTTACCGTTACAGATTGTCCTTTTGGCATAAATACAGTAGAGCCATCTACTTCAAATACCAATCTTTCAGAGCTTCTAGGAGATATTACAATTGTTTTGCCTTCTTCCATTATAGAAGCCTTTTTAATAAACACATGTCTGTTATTAGAGTTAGATGAAGGTACAAAGGAAACTGAATCCAGCAACTCATAATTTAATTTTAAGGAAAGTCCATCAGCTGGTAGCTTTTTTAATTTAAAAAGCCTTGATTCTTTATCTCCAGCTTTTCCCCATTCATAAACATGATGTAAAGACTTGTAAGATGTTCTTGCTTTAGCATCTACGTAATTTCCAAAATCTTCAGATACCTGATCAAATATTACATTTCTAAATGCATTTTGAAATGCCAAATTAGATGTTAGTTTTGCTATTACATTTGTTTTATAAAATATTGCAGCAGATATTTGAGCAACTGTACTATCTTTTATTGCACCAGTTACTGTCTGACCAGCCATTAAGTTAACTAGTCCGCTTGCAGCTTGCAATGCCATTGCTTCAGAAGCCAATTTGCTGATTCTCCGCTCTCGATAAGGATGCGTTATATCCAACTACATTTCCAAATGGATCTGATATTGGGGTTGACCCAATAACGTCAAACACAGTCTCTGTATTATTTGGATAGTTTAATTCATACCATATCGGGTTATTATTTACATCCCTAATGTTTTTAACTTTTTCTCTTTGGGTTAATCTTTCTTCAGTTCTAACTTCTATGAATTGAGTATTCTTATAAGCATTTCCAAATGTTTGTTTGTCCAAGTTACGATTAACATTTTCTTGAATTACTCCACGAGCATAGCAATCAATTGTTTTATAGTACATAAAGCGTCTAATTAAAGATCCTGTATCTGGATCCTGCTCTTCTTCTTGTCTATATACATCTAATTTCATAGACATTAATCCGTCTATTATGCTAAACACTATACCACTACCATTTGTGTTACAACGTAGTCTAGTAAGAGTTTGTCTGCGTATGCCGATCCTGTTCCGCTAAAAGCATCTGAAGAATACTCAAAATCCCAGTCTGTTGTTGATATCTTATTTACATACCTATCTTTCCATAAACGATCTTTGCTAAAATAAGATCTCATTATTTCTATGGCTGCTTGCGAAACTTCTTCTGGGACTGATTCCCAGCCAAATCTTGCATAAACTTTATACTGCTTACCTCTTTTAAAAATGTTAGGGGAAATGTCATGAATAGAAGGTGGGACCATGCCATTGGCTATATAAACATCATCATCTAGTATAGAAGACTGATTTATCTTTAACCCAAACCCACTTGTTGTAGGCTCTACAACGTAACCTAAATAATTAATGTCCTCTAGATTATCAATCCAAAGTTGATCATTTTGATGTAGTGTATGTAAACTATTTAATTTTCTAGGCAATGGCAAAGTTCCAGAATCATTTCCCATTACTGTAAATGTGTCATCAAATAAAAAGAACTTCTGTCCAGTAAAATATTCTATCATTTTTCTGGCATATCTTTCAGCTAGTCTAATGTCATAATATGTTTTGTGATTTGGATCATTTGCATCAGAGCCAAGGCCCATTTCTTGAGAAGCTTCTTGAATATCAACATATGGAACAACTACATCTAAATAAGTTATATTGGAATAAGATTGAGAATCATATTGCCATTCCCAAACTAGTTTAAATTTTCTACTTCTTGTTGTATACGAAAGAGGTAGATATACACTATAAGAGCCAAAATCGGTTTCGTTTTCTTCCGCCGTAATTGTAGTTAAAATTTGGGTCGGAAGTATCGGTGGAGAAACCATTGGGTCTCCAGTAATATCATAAACTTTAACAGTTACTGCAGCGCTAGGCGATACAGCTTCACCTTTTACATAAAGTTTTGTTGTTGCTGCCGTACTTGTGTTTATGTATATCTCTGCCATTTAGCAGGTTTAGTTATAGTACTCCTGTACCTCTCTTGGCGTAGCCAATCTAAACCCTTCCTCCTTGTCAAAAATTTCTTGTGCAATATCAGGATTCATAGCAACAAAAGGATGATCTTTTGTAAAAGTATAACCCAAAACATCGTATCTATAATTTGCTCTAGTCATTCTAACCAAAACCATGTCTTTTTCAAGCTCTTGATTTGGATCAAATTTTGGTAAAACTTCTGGAAGCTCTTCTTTTAGATCTTCCATTTTTTCTAGTGTACTTTGATAGACTGACCAAGTTACGCCTTCTTCTGCCATTGCGGCAATTATGTCTGCTTTGTTTTTTAGTCCTTCTGTGTCCACGGCAAAATCTGTAGCAATTTGCTTTAGATCTTTTACCTTTAATGTGTCAAATGACATATTTACTCCTTTGGTATGTAAATAAATTATAGCATTAGTGGGTTAAAAGGAAAAGCCCCCAAAAATTAATTTGAGGGCTTTTCAGCAGTTTTAATTCCTATTTATTAATTAGGAAGCAACTTTAACGTTCTTAACAACAACCCATGCGTCTGCCTGCTCAATTTGGGTTCCTACACGAGTATACATTGTATATTCGATAGAATCCTTCTTTGGCCAGAAGAAGCGATAAACTGTTACATCACGCTTAATACCAATAACTACGTTATTTGGGAATGTCAAGTGGATGTCGCCACGGAGTTCTCCTGGGGCGCCTCCTGCTTGATCTTCCTTCAATAGCGGTACTTCAACAATTGGAATACCAAATGCGAATGGCGCTGTGAATCCAGCTGGACCACCAAGACCTGCAGTCTCGCCACGGATAATGCTTGCAGCAATATCTTGTGGATTGTGGTTAGAAATATTCTGTGATGTAGAATATAGATAATCCTGGATCAAGTTAGATCCTGACAAGAAGCGAAGATCTGGTCTGCGCTGCTTGTACTTACGTGGAAGTGCCTTAAGTGCTTCGTTGAACACAGCACGTGAGACTTCGTCTCCTGCTGCATCTACAACGTGACCGTTGGCCTTAGCAATCTTTACAATACCATCAAAGGACTTGTAAAGAGGATCACCACTGAGCGTGGTATCACCATTAAGGACTACGTCCTCAAGGTCATTACCTGCTTGTGTTGCCATCAATCTTGCAATATGATCTTCGAGATCGGCACCCTCAATATTATCTTCTAGAGATTCTGTTGAAAGTTCCCAGTCTAAGCGAAGCTTCTTTGTTGTGAGAGAAATCTTGGAGAATTGCACTGATGCATTTGCTCCAGTATCAGTTGCTTCGGCAGCAAGCTTCATAAGCTTCTGTCCAACACCAATACGATCAATCTCTGTGGTATCAGCTCGCATGCGAACTGTACGTGCTAGTTTTCCGACTACTGTTGCATCGAACATGTAATCAAGGAATCTAGCGGACTGCTCAGGATTGAGAAGTCCACCCTTACCCTCGGAACCAACATGGATTCCATCGGTGGGGTCTGCAGCACCTGCCATACTACTTGTTAGAGTTGTATCGGCGGCTGCTTTAGCTAATAGTTCATTACTCATTAGTTATATTCACCTACCCTTAATTTATTAATTCACTAACGGAACCGAGGAAAGTGCCGTTCCATTTTGATTTTTTGATTGTTACTTCCCTAGACCCGCCAAGGTCTGAGGACTTCTTAATTGCAGTCTCTGATTCGACTGCGTCTACTCTCTTCTCAACACCATCAATGGTGTTTTTGATTGCATTTATTGCATCTGAGAGAGATGCATGCTTTTCTGCTAATTCTGAAATTCTAGCATCTACGCTCTTGCTGAAAGTTTCAACTGTTTCTTTAATAGTTGTAACCTGAGCTGCGTTTGCCTCAGAGGCTTTTTCCAAAGTCTCCGAGAAGAACCCTTTAAGGTCGCCTAGCATCTTTGCAAAATCAGGTTCACTAACTTCAGCTTCTGATACGTCGGCTGCTTTTTCCAGAACTTCGGCAGAAGTGTTTTCTTCTGTAGCTTCTACTACCTCTTCAGACTGTGTTTCATTAGATTCAGGAGCTTGCGCTACTGGTGCTTCAGGAGCTTGCGCTACTGGTGCTTCAGGAGCTTTCGCTTCTGGTGCACGTAATTTTTCTACAGTCTCTTCGGTAGTTGTTGTGGTATCTACGTTGTTTTCCACTTCATTACCTCCTTCTGCGTTTGCCTGTTTTGCAATTTGTGTATCAGGCAACGTTTGCAATCTTGATTTATATGAATCAAGAATTTTATCTATTTCTTTTGACTTATTAGTGTCATTAGATTCCACCCAACCAATAAGTTCTGTTTTCTTACCAGTAACTGGTGAAATATACTCAGACTCTGTTGACATAAATACAG